ATGGCACACCAACAGAAGAGGTAGAGTATACTTATACTGCTCAAGAAGTGGATGTAACCACAGACCATTCAGCAAAGTTATCTGATATGCTGGAAAGGCATCCATTATATTTTGCACAAAGAGTGTCAGTAGATGGTAGTGAGTTATGTATCAAGACAGATTGTACATTAGCAGAACTAAAGGCAGTAGAGGCACTAAGTGGATTTTCAGTTTATACGAATGAAGAAGTCAAAGAGTACATTTCAGGGTCATCCAAATGGAAAGAAAATGAAGAATGAAAACATTAGCACATCTTATAGCATTGCTGTTAATTATATTTATATTGACAGGGTGTGATTCTGGATGGTCGGTTTGCGGCTGGGAGGTTAAGTGAGTGAAAAACCTGATACCGCCAGAAGTTATCGTGCTACAGTTCTTGATGATAACGCCATTGTTAGCATTAACCTTAAATGGCTCGGTCAAATCGCTGTTCTTATTGGAATGCTGGTCTATGGCTATTGGCAAATTGAAATTCGTATACAAAATCTTGAGACAAATTTTGAACAAGCTAATAAAACAATTACAGAACTTGTTGAAAAACATATAGTAGAAGAACAAGAGAGATTTGCTGAGATGGAAGAAGAATTAAAATGGTACCAAAAGCTAAGTAAGAAGAAGAAAAAATAATGGATTTTATGGAAATATATGGCGAAGCGGGAATGATAGGCGTAGTAGGTGCTATGTTTGTTTATCTTGTTGTTTCTTTATCTAATAAATCAGCGAAGCAACAAGAAACATTAGAAAATTTAAAAGTTGAAAACAAAGGTCAAAGTGAAACGCTTGAAAACATGGAGGGTATGGTAATCAAGCTTATTAATAGATGGAATCAGTCGGATGATAAGCTAGATAGAAAATTTGACGCTATGACCAAAGAAATAAATGATTTAGATAATCAAATATCAGAAGTTAAAGGTAGTTTAAGTAGGATTAATGGGCGACACTAAACCCATATCAGATTCAAGTAGTCTCAATATTTCGCTTCCAATGTTATTCCAAGCAATCGGATTAATTGGGGCTATGGTATGGGGATATGGAGAATTGAACTCAAGAATATCTTTTTTAGAATATCAGGTAAGTATTAATGAAGAACATATTAGTAGATTAGAAGAAGATGCTAAAGCAAATCAAGATGCAGAAATCCCAGCCGATATTAAACAAAATCAAAGAATTAAATATCTTGAAAAAGAAGTAGATAGACTAAGAAGTGCAGGGAATTAAAATAGATATGAAGTTTGCGATTAACATGATTAGTCTATTGGGAGCTATAGCTTGGGGTTGGTATCAAATGGAATTAAGAGTGCAAGCTTTAGAAATAAAGATTGAGCATAATGATAAAATGGCAAAGCTAAGGGATGAAATATCAGGATTAAAAAATGGACAGTTTGAAAGTAGCGGCAATAAGTTTTAGTAATTATTTTATAGGCTTGACACAAATACATGAAGCGTTGCAGATTGTGGTAGCTTTGTTGTCTATAGTCTTGTTATTAATGAACATAAAGAAAGGTAAATAATATGGATATTAAATCAATGCTAATTAAGCTTGCAGAAGAGCAAGCAGAAAAAATGCAAGAAGAAGCTGTAAAGCACTTAGGTTCTGAAGAAATGACCGAAAAGATTGCTAGCGCAATTAACAAGCGTATTGACATACCTTTTGTATCTGAAGATAAAGAGCAAATCTTTTTTGAAAAAGTTGTTGATGTAGTAACGGATATATTAGAAGGCGTTTTTAAGGGTAAATAATGGTCAATTCTTTACAGATGATGACAGTTATTAAGGAAACCCTTCAAAAAATGGGTTCTAAATACTCTAGTCATGACGCCATGATGCTTATTTATAGGACAGGGTTAGTTGAGTCTAAATACCAATACCTAATGCAAAAAGGCGGCAATAATATCGCCAGAGGCTTTTGGCAATGCGAACCTTGGGTAGCTGTTTCTCTTTGCAATGACTATTTAAAATATCGAAAAGAGCTTTTAAAAAAGGTTGCTAGCGTATGTCATTTGGATTGGAGTTATTTTACAAGTCCAGATGAAGATGTATGGAGAGAGGTCTTAACTACAAATATTATTGCTCAAATAGTTGTTTGTAGACTTCATTATTGGAGAGTTCCAAAGCCTATGCCCAAAACATTGGATGACCAAGCCTCTTATTGGAAGCAATGGTATAACACCTCAAAGGGAGCTGGTACCGTTGACCATTTTAAAGAACTTGTCATGAAATATGGATAATTCCATTGTTAAGGATGTTGATGGTAATATAATAGGTTGTAGGTATTGCGGTAGTAGGTCGGTAAGAAAGTTTGGCTATTTATATAGAGCAAGTAGCAAAAGACAGCAGTGGATGTGCAATGCCTGCGGTAAAAGAACTGTCAATCCAAGTATTTTAGAAAAAGCAGAGTTTGTAAAAGAAACTCTTGACCCTGACTATATTCCTATTCAGGAATTAATAGAACACAGAAAAAAGAAATATTCTATAAAAATTAAGGGCAAAGAGTCCCGACAATTAATCAATATTAAGATTAACACTGATGGTCCTATTGGTATTTGCCATTTTGGAGACCCTCATATAGACGATGATGGTACAGATATTGCAGAAATATATTCTTTATGTAATTTAATTAATAATACAGATGGAATGTTTGCAGGAAATCTTGGAGACGTTCAAAATAATTGGATAGGAAGACTTGCATTTTTACATGGACAACAGTCAGTAACCGCAAAAGAGTCATGGAGACTTACAGAGCATTTTGTAAATAGCGTTAATTGGCTCTATTTGATAGCAGGAAACCACGATGTTTGGTCTGGTGATGGTGACCCTTTAGATTTTATAATGAGAGACCATAAAGGCGTATATGAAAAATGGGGTGCTAGATTAAATTTACAATTTCCAAACAAAAAAAATATTAGAATTAACGCAAGGCATACTTTTAAAGGAAATTCCATGTGGAATACTGCTCATGGTGTTGCCAAAGCTGCGCAAATGGGATGGAAAGACCATATTTTAACTTGCGGTCATACTCACGTTTCAGGGTATCAAGTTTTAAAAGACCCTGCATCTGGTCTTATTTCGCACGCATTGCAAGTTGCTAGCTTTAAAATATTAGATAATTATGCAGATAAATTAGGGCTGGATGATAAAAACATTTTTAATGCGCCAGTCACTATTATTGACCCATCGTATGACGATGATGACAATAGACTTATTACAACAATTTTTAATCCACGCGAGGCGGCAGAGTATTTAACATGGAAAAGAAAAAGAAATAAAAAATAAAGCATTTGCCTATTGTTGTAAACTTTCATAATTTACCCCAACCACATACAAACATATACAAACAAAACAACAATAAAAGGGGCAAAATTGCAAGATTTTTTAACAGTTTCTCAAGTCGCTGAAGAATTAAAGGTTTCAAAAGGTACAATAAGGCAGTATATACAAAGAGGAAAGCTCAAGGCAAGCAAGCCAAACGGTAAAAATTTTATTATAATGAAGACCGAGCTTCTAAATTTTATTTCTAAGACCGAATACAAGCCATTAGCACACCTTTAATTATTAGTTCTGTAACTTTAGTGAAAGAACTAATAATTAAAAGGATGCAATGAAAAAAGCAGAAACACTAGCAAGAAGAGAATGTGCTAACTATAATGGGGGCAAATGCCTAGGTGTAATGTTTGCTCGCATAAACGGAAAACTAACCATTAAGGTTGATGGTGATTTTGCGGGAAAAGAATGCATAGCAAATTCTAGTAAATGTGGATACTTTAATCATGTAGTTGTAAGGGGCGTTCATAATGCAAACGTTTGATGATAAGTTATTAAAGATGAGAATAGAGAGGACGGATAAAACAACCGAAAAAGACGTTAGGGAGTTTTATGCAAGAATATATAGAATGGCAGAAAACTTAGGGTTTAATGTTATCGCACCACAACAAAACAATCAACACCTAATAAATAGAGGAGAAGAATCAAATGAGGTCAATAGGTAAACTTTTTGATGAAATAGCTAATATAACCACATCATTGGCTGACTTTACAAAATCACTTACAGAAATAATGCTTGAGATTGCGACTAGGCTAACATACCTAGAAGAAGAGCTTAAACTGATGAAGGAGAAGATGGAAGATGAGTGATGAAAGAGAAATAAAATTAGAAGAGCTTCATGGGGAAATGGAAGATTCTGACATCTTAGACGTTCATGTAGACCAAATATTATGGAAAATATGCCAACTAGAGAATGAGATTCATGATATAAGATATAAACAAGCAGAATCAAAAGAGTTCTATGACCGAAGGATAGAGTCCGTTAATAAGCAGATAACATACAGAAGGAACTTATTAGAAAGCTTTATGCAGAGTGAGTTACAAAAAACAGGCAAAAAAACCTTAAAGATGCCCAATGGAACATTGAAGATGACCACTAGAACAAGTAGGGAATTTGGAGATGAAAAAGAACTTATAAAATTTTGCTATGACAACAACATTCCAACAAGAGTTACGGAAAAGCCAGATAAAAAAGAGATACTAAAATACATAAGCACTAGCGGAGATGTGCCTATGGGGTACACAGAAACAACGGATACGACCTTTTCCTACAAAACAACCAACAACAAGGAGATAAAGTGAAACAAAAAAACATAATCGAAAAACTGAATGATGTTCAGACGCGACTAAAGGTCGGTAAGGGGCATCGAAACGAATTTGGTAGCTATAATTACAGAAATCTTTCCGATATATTTGAAGGGTTAAAACCTTTACTAAAGGAAAATGGGTGCTTTGTAACGGTTAGCGATGAAATAATATGTATAAATGAGTTTAACTATATTAAGGCAACCGCTACGTTTAGCGACGGTAACGAATCAATAGTTACCACAGGATGGGCGAGGGAGTCTGTTCAAAAGAAAGGGATGGACGATAGCCAAATAACAGGTGCTACATCTTCTTATGCTAGAAAATATGCATTAAATGGATTGTTCGCTATTGATGACACACAAGATGCTGATAGCATGGACAATAGAGAGCATAAAACAATTATCCCTACCCCCTCGGTCAGTAAAAAGCCAAACGAAGAAATAAAACAAGCTTCAGATGAGTGGAACGAAGAATCAAGAAACACAGGAATACCTTTTGGCAAGTATAAAGGAACTCCTTGGAGAGATGTACCCGAAGATTACATAGGCTGGATTATTGAAAAGAGCGACAATCCTAATTGGAGAACTATGGCTAATGCAGAACTTGTTTCTCGTATGGCAGAAAAAGCGGTAAAGTCGGAATCGAAACAACCTACCCAGACAACTGATAATTCTGGTGGTGCTAGCTCAGAAACAAATCAACAGAGTTTACTGAGCAATGATGAGCTTACACCCAAGCAAGAAGACCAAGTACAGGAAGGTGAGGAGTTAATGAAGGAATTTGGCAAGAAAATAGCAGGAGACGATGACGATGATTTGCCATTCTAAAAAAATAACCCAAAAAGACATTGTGCTTAGGCACTTAAAAGAAAATAAAAAGATTAGCTCATGGAATGCTATAACAAAATATAGGATAACTAGGCTTTCTGATGTGATACATAGGCTAAAAAAAGAAGGTTATCATATAACAACCACAATGAAAACCCATAAAAGTAGCACAACAGGAAAAACCTCTAATTATGCATTGTACACACTCTTGGACAATGTTGATATTGGCGGTAATTATGAGCTTTCTCTCAACTAATTTGATGTCTCCAATGGGGGGTAGGTCTTTATTATATCATCCTGTTTCGCCTACCCCCTCTCTTGCGAGCAAATATGCCAAGTAGGAGCAAGCAAAAAGGAAATAGGTTTGAACGTGAGGTTGTGAACCTAACAAAAGAATACGGTCTGTATTCAGAGCGAGCGTACGGAAGTGATGGTAGGGCGCTAGGAGAAAATAAAGAAGTGGATGTTATTATTGATTCAAGATTAAAAAAATGGCGAATACAGTGCAAGGTAAGAAAAAAAATAGCAAGTTGGATAAAACCCGACCCAAGCGTTGTTGATTTGCAAGTAGTTAAAGAAGATAGGGGTGAAATATATGCAATACTACCCTATAAGGAGTTTGTAGATTTAATATCAGATAGAGACGCATTATTGGAAAACTCTAGTGAGTACAAAGATAGCGAAGATGATAGAAATAAAGACGAAATGAGAATTTACAATGAAAGATTTAATGAGATAGAAGATGCAATTAAAGAAAGACTTTAAATTAGGCGATATAGTTACCGCAAAAACCATTAACAGAGATGGTGATGCTACATATGTGAGTGGAGAAATATCCTCTATTAGCGGAGATAATATATTTATTACAAAAAAATTTCCAAGAACAGAGCATTTTTCTGTAAAAAGAGAAGACATAGTAAACAAAGGAGAATAGATGCAAAACAAAATGAACAAAGCTCCCGCATTCCAATTTTATGCAGGAGATTTTTTATCTGATATAGATGTGCAGATAATGACGATGGCGCAGCGTGGAATATATATAACTTTGCTAGCACACGAATGGATTGAGGGCAGTTTACCGACGGACACAAGGCATTTAAATATATTATGCGGAAAACACCCGAATTTCAATAGCGATTGGAATGTAGTTAAGAATTGCTTTTATGAGGACGGCGGTAGGCTTTATAATAAAAGGCTAGAGGCTGAAAGAAGTAACTTGATTAGCTACAGGGAGAGAATGAGTAATAATGGGAAAAAGGGCGCTAATGCTAGGTGGAATGGCAAAGCTATGGCAAAGCCATCCAATAAAGAAGTTGAAAATAAAGTAAATAAAAGTAAAGCAGTTAAAGAAAAGGTTTATGAAGATGAATTTGAAAGTGATTTTTGGGCAATATATCCTAGAAGAGATAATAAAAAAAGAGCTAAAGACAAGTATGTTAAGCTTAGAAATGGCGGGGTTGATAAAAGCAATATAATTAATGGCTTAAAGGCTTACATTAAGCAATGGAAACAAGCAGGAACTGAGTCAGAATTCATACCAATGGCTAGCACATGGCTTAATCAAGAAAGATATGATGATGAGCTTATAAGTAGTTCAAAGGTTATACAGAATCTATCCATAAAAAAATCATATGATTGGATGTGTATAGAGTGCGGAAAAGAAAAAACAACCGAAGTAGAGTTAAAAACTGCTGATAAACTATGTGAGTGTGGCGATGGATATTATGAGTCCAAAAATATGGTGATGCAACAAATTGCTATTAATAAAAATACAACCAACAAACTGCAACCTGATACTTTAATATCAGGTGCAGCGAGTAAAGATGCTAGCTCAGTTGCTGTCGACGATGCTGTGAATGACGCCAGCTCAGATGAAAAATCATCAAAGCTAGAAAAGGAAAAATTCGATAAAACATTTAAAAATCTTGTAACATCTTTAGGGGCGCATTAATAATGATAAATGTTAATCGTAGGTTGGCGCCAACGATATTATTTTCGTTGTTTAACTTCTTTTTTTGTTTGTCTTTTTGAAAAGAAGGTTTTAAGAAGAAAGAATGACGAGCGCCCCTAAAAGAAAAAATAAAAGGCATAATTATTTTGACGGTAAAAAAACAGACAAGAATATAAAATTTTGCAAAAAGTGTAAAAGATGTTGGGAAATGGACTTTATTGGAAATGTTATACACTATAAAGACTTTCCAACATATAAGAAAGAAAGACAAGTATGTTCAATTTGCAAAAATAATCAAGGCGCGCATGTCTCCTAGGTTACTCACAACTACAAAAAACCTAGTTGCTCCGCATCAGCAATCTCCCATGTGCGCCTTTAATTAAAAAGAAGGGAGTAATTATGATAGTAATGGACTTAGCAGATTGGATAATCAACCTATTTTTACTAGGTTCCACGATTGTGGTTTGGTGCTTAGGGTTGTTTATGATTCTTATGTTGCTTGAGCTTTATAAAAAATACATTAAACAGATAATAGGAGGCGACGATGCCTAGAAAAAAGAAAAATATACCAAATAACTTTAAAGGCAAAGAGGACTTATTTTTTACAAAAATAAGAAAAGGCTTGCTTCGTTTTCTAGCACCCGCCTCTAAGCACTCAAAGGATATAGGATGAATCAAATAGAAGAATTATTTGGAGTTCCAGTTAAGGATATAAACTATATATATCTATCAGACAATGAATGGTATGAAATTAATGGTAGTTTAGAAATAACTGGGAATTTTGGTAGAAAACCGCAGTATTTTTCCGCTTGGTGCTTAAGAGTAAAGGCTGATGAATTAGGTAGACAAAGGTCATTGAGAGTTGTTGGAAATATTAGTCAAATACTATTAGCAGAAGCGGAATATTCATAGGTAAAATAAAAGGAGAAACCAAATGAGACACTACTGGGAAGTTTTATTTAGCGTGGAGTATTTCCCTTACTGGGAGTTTACGATGTTGATGATGCTAGCTTTGCAACTCAGTCAACTATGGAGACTGCATAGAATAGAAAGGAAAATTGACGATGCTTAAAGAAGATTACAAAGAACAAAGAGACCATCTTGGCGCGCATTTGAAAAATAGCGCGAGTAAAGTGTATCAAATCACAGATGGGATAATATCAATATCAAAACATGCTAGAAAAGGAACTATAGGGAAGGGAAAGGCGTTTAAAGAGATAGAAAAACTTGCACTAGAACTACGCCATTGGAATGATGTGCCTGCGAATATTAGTTATAAATTTTCTCCTTTAGGTGTTATGGATAGAAAAGAAGAATGGAATAAAGAAAAAGAAAGTTCAAAAAAATATATACTTTCAAAAGATGATGCGGATAATAAAATATATCCTACGTTAAACGATATTAAAAATGTATTAGCGAGTTAAGCGTGTAAATACTTAACTTATTAAGTAACAACCCACTCTTTTTATGGTTCTTCTCTCTATATCTAAGTGGTAGTTGTTGGTTGTGAAAGGGGAGCGTGCTAACTCCCCTTTCTTCTTTATATTAAGTAAGTCTAGCCTTTTTCATACATACGGCAACATCGCCCACAATTACATCATCCCACTTATTCCTGTCAACACCTTTCCACATTTCAGTAGCAAGATAATTGATACCCTTGCCTTTGTTCTTACCATCTTCATCCATGACAATATCCGCCTTTCCATCTTTAGAGGTTACCACCTGTATATGACCGCCGACACTGCTTTGAAGAGTTTCTAGCGTAGGTTCTTTGTCTGTGAATATTTCCATTCTATAATCAACCTCGCTTTCTCCAAGGGTGAGGGTTGGCATAACGCTAAACATAGATTGACCTTCTTTGTCCGCATTATAAAGCGCTAGCGCGCCTCCGTCATTACCTTCTTCATCCATCTGTGGGTATATTTCCGTACCATCATCAAGAACAATTACCATTGGGCGCTTGTACCACCCAAAATCCACTGCCTCTTCAGTTGACATATATTTTATGCTAGAAATCTTCCTGCCAAGCAATGTTTTATTGGCAATTTCTATAAATCCATTTTTCATTTTTATTTCTCCTTAAAAAATACTTTTGGGTTTAGGCTATTCTTTTTTATATCCACAATAGCAACATCGTTTAAATTAAAGCAAAATTTACAAGCTAGCACGCTACCTTGAAGTCCGACGCTATCAATAAAGCGATAATCTTTTATTTTCGCCTTGTGTTTATTACATATGTTGCATTTCATCTGTTATTTTTCTCCGTTGCTAGTAGATGAGCATCTTTATAACTCTGGGTCATAATAAGTTTTCCATCTATATCAATACCGCCTTGCTCCTCTAAAATCTTCCTAGCCTCTTTTTCTGTATCTGCTTTTATTTTGTATAGAAAACAGGCTTTTACTGTAAAGGTGTATATAGTCTTCATTCTCCACCCTCACTGTTTTTTGTTAATTTATCAATTGACCTAACAAACTCTTCGTCTGTTCTTTCTTTTTCCTCAATCCTTTCAGCGGGGGATAGAAAACCTATGCACCACATTAAAGATGTTATTTCTCCATGAACAACCGCCTTAGCCTCTTCTGTGCTAGCACGACTTTTTTGATGAAACTTTTCGATGAGCCTAGTTATTATCTCGTCTTTATTTTTTATTTTTAGTATCATTTTTCTCCCCTCATTATTTGCAATACATATTTCATAGCATTCATGTAACCTATGTCATAGGATATTATTTCGCTATCGTTTTCCGTTTCCCAAGAGTCAACGTCGAACGACTTCCCATTTCCATAGTCTGAATCAAGTTCGTTTTGAATGTCATGAAGATTCCTATTTATTAAATCTTCAACTCTTTCCCTGTTTTTCATAATAATTTTAAGTGTATATACCGCATTTTCTAATTTTTTAAACATTTTTATTCCTTTTTTGATTAGCGAGGGGGCGGATAACCATGAAACCGCCCCCCCTGTGAGACCCAAGACATGTCAGGTGTTTTTATCGCTAGAATGGAATTTACGCATCCCTGCGGTCTGCCGTTTTATCAAGACAATCTTCAATGTCTAAGCCTCGCCACCTTCTTGGTCTTCAAGGGTAAGTAGACCTTTAACAATCTCTCCTGTTTTAGAGAGGTCAAATGCTATGCCTTTTTTAGTGGGAACATAATCATCGTTATTTTTTGGTTTTGTCCATACACGAACCTGACCAAATGTCTTTTCGTTAATCGTGTCCTTGGTTACAAGGATTTTTGTTGTTTCGCTTAAAGGTATTTCATGTAGTACCATGTTTTCTCCTGTTGTTTTTTTGTGTTTATATTGGGGGTTAA